AAATATAATAGTATTAGCATCAACTAAAGCAAACCCTTCTGCCGGAGCAGACGTGCCTGTATTAGCTTTCTGTACTACACCATTAATACTTACGATTAACTGAGCTGCATTCGTTACACTAGCAGCAGAACCTGAGTTACTACTTTCACGTAAGTCATATGTAGCTATACTACCATTAAGTGTAGGTGCTCCGCTTCCACCAGCTGGACATAAGAATAAGTACTTAAAGTCTCCAGTTGATGTTACTTCACCCCAAGATGATCCATCATAGACTTTCATCTTGTTAGCAGTTGTATCAAATACTAAATCACCTTCATCATTACTTGATCCGGGTTCTCCAGCATTTACACGATAACGAGCATTAAAATCGTTAATATCATCAGAAAGTTGTTTAACATCATTCTCAGCTGCTAATATTTTGTGGTAGTTATATGTATTACTAGATCCAGTAGATGAAACCATTAGACCTACACCAGAGGCTAATGTTTCACTATATAGACTAGATGGGAAATTATTAATTGTTACGTTATCAGATCCATTACCAGCTGTTCTAGCAGTAGTAGATACACCACTACCATTAACAACAATACCAGCTGCATCTGAAATACTAATTACGACACCAGAAGCTGGTTGAGATGTTGGGAAGTTATCCTCATCTGCTATAACTTCTAATCCACCAATAGGTGCAATCTGTGCTGCAACATAATCTACCACAGCTCCGGATGTTGGTAACTGTGTATCACTATTAGAGATAGATGTTTGTTTCAGATCACTAGCTAGTTTTGCAAGTGTTACATTACTGTCAGCTATCTTAACTGTTGTTACATTAGCATCTGTAATCTTACCTGTAGTAACAGCGTTAGAAGCAAGTTTAGCGTCTGTAACTTGAGACCCACCAATATGGGCTGTGTCAATAGATCCATCTACGTAGTGTTCAGAATCTATACTGTCATCAGCTATTTTTGCATTAGTTATCGCATCTGCGGCTATTTTAGCTGTAGTTACGTTTAAATCTGCTATATGAGCTGTATCTATACTACCATCTGTGTAATGCTCAGAATCTATAGCATCGTCTGCTATTTTAGCACCTGTTACTGCATCAGCACCAAGAGCTGTAGTATCTACAGAGCCTGCTGCGTAATGTTCAGCATCAATAGAATCAGCTGCTAAATGTTCTGAATCTACAGCGTCATCAGCTATCTTAGCTCCAGTTACTGAATCAGCACCTAATTTAGCTGTAGTTACTGCTCCATCAGTTATTTCACTGGTTGCAATAGCTCCATTAGATGCGGCTGTAACTCTACCCTGTGCATCAACTGTAATATCAGCAGCAGTATAGGAGCCAGCTGTAACTGAAGTATTAGCTATCTTAGCTGCTGTTACAGCATCGTCAGCTATCTTTGCTGTAGTTACCTGAGAGTCTGCAATGTGAGCAGTATCAATACTTCCATCAACATAATGCTCGCTGTTAATTGAATCATCGGATATATTATCTCCATCTACTGCATCATTAGCTAATTTTACATGTGTAACTTGACCATCAGCTATGTGTGCAGTATCTATAGACCCGTCTACATAATGTTCTGAGTTAATCTGATCGTCTGCTATCTTAGCACCTGTGATAGCATCTGCTGCTATATCAGCTGTAGCTATTGTACCATCTAATATCTTAGCACTTGTAATAGCACCATCCTTAATATCAGATGCTAATATTGTTTGATTTTGTTCTTCTTGTGCAGCATATAATATCTGCGTCATGTTGTTGTTAAGATCTCCTGCCTTAACAGAGGAGCCAGCTGTAAAAGTTGCTTTAGCGGTGTCTACATCTGTATCACGATAAATACGTATAGAGGCTGGGCTGGATGGTATATTGCCTGACGTAAATACAACATTACCACCACCTGTTGTAGTGTAGCTGGTAATGTTATAATGTGAACCTGATGTTTTAACAGTGCCATCAACATCTACTTTAATATCGGCTTCCTTGTAAGAAGGAAATGAGAATGCTTTTGTTGCATTCCCATCACCTGTATAATCTACGAATGTTGTTGCCATTTATTTGTACATTGCTAGTAATTTGCCTGTGTCTATTTGTTTTTGACGTTGTGCTTGTTTGCCAAGTAACTGTTCTTGTATGACTTCTTGTACTATACGTGTACCAGAGATCTTATTCCAAGCTTTTCTACGTACTTGAGCCATTAGTCTACCAATCACTCTATTATGATAGTAGTCTTTATTATCATATTCACCACGTTTTCCACTTTTTATGTCATTATCCCTTTCTTGCAGTGAAGCTATAATTCTAGGATCTCGAGCTAATTTATTAAGATCAAGCTCAACATTCTCTTCTCCGATAGCTTTTGCAAATAAAGATCTTATTTTAGCATCTTTAGTTAAGTTTGTACCATCTGGTGCATGAAATACTGATTGTCTTAAGTCGTGACCAGATCTAAATAATAACTTTCTACCTTCACTTTGCTCTAGATTTAAAGGTACAGGACTAACAGCATTATAAGCACGTGTCATGAAGTCCCAATCTTTTAAAGGCTTAGCATTAAGTAGATCATACTTAATAGGTAATTCTCGTTCACCAGCAATTTGTTCAGTTATTAAGTTTCTATTACGTATAGACTGTATAATTCCTGAATTTATTTCACGCATATGTGGAGTGAATAACTTACCAAGTTCGTTACGTATACCAGAAAGAGGTACAGTGTTATTTGCAAGTCCAGCTACAATACGCTGACCTTGTCCGGGTTTAGCTCCAAATAAATCAACGAAGGATTGTATTCCAGCTAAATAAGATTTACTTGTAACAGCCTGTGCAACTACAAGAGATATCTTACCTAATTGATTCTCTGTCCATTCTTCACCCATAAGTTGACTTGCATCACCTACGTCACATATTGTAGATGCAATAAGGTTAAAAGGTTCTATTGACTCGTAGCCTGCTAATACACCACCAACATTACATGATCTTGCTTTCCAACCACCATCTATCCAAACTTGTCTTGTTTGTCTATCAACTGGTCCATTACCAGTAAGATCACCTCTCATCCAAGCCTGTGTAGCCATGAATACAACACCAGCACCTATCGCTAATCTACCTGTTTGCAGAGATTTAGCATTCATTAATTCTTCTACTGAATTTATCCCATATTTAGCTAAACCACTAATATCGTTAGGATTAGCAAATGCTATATCATTAAATTCCTTAACTAAGAAGTTAAAACCGGGTGTATGTTTACCTGTTAAGGCAAGTCCGTTTACACCAGTTCTAGCGAATAAAAAGAAAGGTCTAGCTAAAGGAGCAGCACTAAATACATCATTAAGACCTTTAGAAAAACCTGTAAGATCTTGAGTTAGTGTTACTTCTTTTCGTGCAAACTCTGTAGCTTCGTCAATTATATTACCTTGTGCGTCAAAGACTTGAGAATAAAAATCATCCTCATAAGCTCTCATTAATTCTGGTGTAATCTCAGGTAATTCAATTCCATTACCCTGCATATCAAGAACACGACGCATAGCTTTTTCACGCATCTTAGCTCTACCTAAAATGTAAGCAAACGAATCATCGGTAGCTGCCATCATTTTAGTTGAATATGTTAACAAATTAGAATTATTCATTCCACGTGCCATATTTGCTACAGCGAATGCAGCTTGTTCACCGGGATCAGCTCTACCACTATCCTCTGCCCAACGGCGTAAGATTTCCCAGTTAGCATCATTTTGTGTAAAGTCAGTATAACGTGTCTTAATGTTTTTTATATCACCTTTAAAGTAAGAATTTAATCTACTTCTAAATAAATCCCATGATTCTGGTACTGCATTCATCATAGCATTCGTAGATGCGAGACTTGAGCGTACTGTAGCAGCGTCACCAGTAAAGGGTAGTCTTATCATAGCACCTAAAGCTGTTGCAAGAGGTCTCATGAATGTTGCAGTAGATGTACCCATAATTGCCCGCATTGGTGTTTTAGGTCCAGACAAAATACTATGAGTCATTACACCTTCTAATTCTTTTATAAGAGCACCAGTTCTAGCTGGTCCACCATCAAATGATCCACCTTTTAATACTGTTCTAGCCCATCTATCAAAGTCTTCTAGAGTGTTTAAATCCTTCATCATAGAGAAAGCTTCAAATAGTGCATTCATTAGATTATCACTAGGATCTTCTTTAGCTATTTTAAGCATAGTCATGACTGATTCTTTCATATCTGCCATTTCTTGTGCCATAACATCTTCTAAGACTTTCTTAGATCCTTTACCAGCACTTAAAGCTCTAAATGAATCAGACTTTACAAACCTAGCTTTTTTAGTTTGATATAATGCAGTTAACATAGTATCAACAATTTGTTTAGCTGGTCCGTCAATATCATCTAAATCAACTAGGTCTGCTATTTCACGCCCAGCAGTACCTAAATCACGTAGTTGTCTAAGTAGAGTACCAGATATTAAATCAGCAATAACTACATTCTTAGATGTCCATACTTCAACCCCATCAATGATATCAGGTTGAGCCTCTAATAATTCTTTTAAGTATTCAGTAGCAGACATATCAGCAGCATTTCTACCTAATGTTATACGTTGATGTGCTTCTACTGCCTCTTTAAATGTCTGTGCTAATTTAACTCTATCACCTTTTGCAGCGTCTAATTGCTGAGCAAACTTCTCAGTACTAACAAGTCCTTTATAAATACGTTCTACTTGAGCTGCATCTGTGGCAGCTTCCTGTGCTATACGTTCACGTTCTAAGGGTGTTGTAACTGCTCCAGTAGAGCCTTCTTCAGCTCCCCACTCATTACGAGTACGAGAGAGCTGCTCCTTTGCTACGTCTGGATCTACTTCTGTTATATGTGCACCCTGATGTGGTTGAGATATAGGTGCATTCTTATCCGCTCTAAACTGTATTTCACCACGTCTTAATTGTGCTAAGCCGTTTGCAACAGTTTGATCTTTTAAACTTTTATTTCTTTTTATAATAGCATCTAAAGCCGGTTTAGATCCTTTCTTGACTGTCCATAATAGACCGTCAAAGAATAGACCTATACCCATACCTTCTACGATGTTTTTTATCTTCATCATAATAGGGTGATCGGTATCCTTAGTAGCTAATGGAGTATCAGCCCAACCGTACCTTTCACGTAGAGCACCTAAAGCATTTTGCCCGTCTGACTCCTTGGAAACAAGATCAGTTGCAGCACCTAACGCCATACCTCTTACGAAGTTACCTTTAGTTAAAGCTACTAAACCAGCTGGTATAGCAACAATTCCAGTAGCTGCTGCTCCTTTTGCTGCGACAAGTGCGGCAGCTGACATAGATCCAAAATGAACTAAGGATCTAAGTTGCTTACCCCACCATGTCTTTGTTTCTATAGGATTATCATAAGCTCCGAAAGGACTCCACTCAGGTCTGTATTCTCCAAATTCTTCCTTTTCTTTCTGCATTCGTCCAGACAAAGCATCAGCTGTACGCTCTGGAAATGTAGCGATAGATGATGCTGTATCTTGTAGACCACCAGACAGAATGGATTGACCTTCTTTTATTAGACCTTGAAGACCTCCAATACCTTCTTCTACGTTTCTAGGATCGTCTTGAATATCTGCATCTTGTTGCTCTAATTCAAGTTCCTGAGATTCTTCGAGTTGTCGATTTTGTTGTTGGAGGCGGTATCTATCAATGTCTTCTTGACTAAATTGTGAGTTTGTCATTTACTTCTTTTCCTCGTCTTTTGGAACAACTCTATATTTACCATCATCACCCATTATTAACTTAAACTTTTCATCATCATAACCAAGTCGTTGTAATTCCTTCTTTTTTTTCTCTGATTGGAAATAATCAAAGTCGTCTTTATAATTAAGTTGATTACCTTGAAGATTTGTATTTCCTATCCATTCTCCTCCTCGATACATATTTCTTGTACCTTGTAATGCCCGTCTAATCTCCTCTGGAACTGGTTTGCCTTCTTTAATTCTATTCTCAAAGAAAATCCTAGTAGTAATTAATCGTTCTTCGTGTTGTTTTCCAACGAATGTGTTAGCTTTAAGTATCTGATTAACTATAGCATCTGTGTTACCTTCTAACTCTGCGTTTATAGTTTCTTCGCTAAGACCTTTGTTTAAGAAACTAAACTCTGGATTAGCCTGTATATATGCTCGAGTAAATAAACCTTCCTCTTTAGAAGTAATAGCATCGCCAGCTTTAACAGTTTGAAACTTCTTCTCTACATCATTTAATATAGCTAAAGATATATCAGGTTGTAAATCTTGAAACTGACTAAGTGACATATTTTTCTTATGAAGATTTGGAAAGAATTTTAGTACTGCTGCTTTTTCTGCTCTATTTAAGTTTACTAATCGTCTCCAATCGTAACCTTCAGTTACTGCACCTTGAATACTGGTTTGTTGATTAGCTTTAACACGTATTAAATTCATTGCTAGAAAATCTTGAGTATTTTCGTCAAAATCGTCATCCATATCTACAACTCCAGAATCAACAGCTTGTATTAGTTCCTCGGAAGTAAGTCCATAAATACCAAAATCATCAAACTTTCCTGACTTAGCCATCCTGTATATTGTAGCTACGGACCGTATATCTGTACCGGGTGTCGCCCATTCAAGTAACATGCCAGCACCACGCCATGTACCAGTCTTTTCTCCAACATGATCTACTTTTCTACCCGGAGTGGCTTTACGTAAAATATTCAACACATTAGCTTCTGCTGTTCGATCCTCGTCAGTGGGATTAAGAATTAAGTGATTCTTAGTAAAATTAGGTTTAATAGTTAATGTCTTTAAGTCTTCATCACTTAGTTTTAAAAACTCTTCGGGATCTTTAAAGTTATCAGCTTTCTCATCCCACAAACCTAAAGCTTTTAATCTAGTAATTCCATATTGTAGACCACTCTGTCCATTAGCTGTACCTACAGTTGTAAAGTAACCCGGAATAGGTCCTTTATAACCGTTATTTCGCCACTCTACTAACTCTCCTAATGCTTGTTTTTCTTCTAGTGAATTAACCTCTGTGTTGTTCATCCATTTTTTTGGATCGTTCATAAACTTCTTTTTCTCTTCTTGAAGAAGTTCAGCTGTAGGTAAGATAAGAAAGTCATTTTTATCAGGTTTAAAGTCACCCTTCTTGAGCTTCTTTATCGCTTCTGGATAATTTGTAGCTACCCATTCAGCTTCATTTAAAGTAGGATTAGCTGCTCTTGCAACTTTTAATCCATTTTCTAACCATTGTTTAGCTTTAGAAACCTGTATATCTCTAGTACCCTCAAGAGGTTGCTCCGTTTCTCCAGCAATCCAGTCAGATTCCCAACTTCGATTATTTATATTCTTCCAAGTTTTTTCCTTAATTGAATAGCCTGTATTAGTAGTAACAGTCTCGTCACCGAAGAAATAACCGGGAATTTCTATTGCTCTAATATCTACTCCGTTATTCGACATCTCAAGTCTATATTCAGCTACCTTTTCCAGTACCTTATTCTTGCCATTCTCAGTCTCTATCAGATGCTGACCATTATTTTCTTTTCTATTTTCTCGAAACCAAGATTCATAACTACCGTTAATTCTTTTTACGATAGCATCTTTACTCTGTATAACTTCAGATTGTAATCTCTTTAACTCGATTACATTTCCTACGTTTCCCTTAAGTAATTTATCAGCTTCAGGGCTATCAAGTCCTGTAATAATTGTACCTGATGAGTGGGTAATCTTCACGTCATTTAATAAGTACTCTAAGCCACCCGGAGTTAGTTTATTCTTTAAGCTAGGTAATCTATCAAGAAAAATTTGTAAAGCTTCTTGCTTATTTACACCATCTATTTTTTGTATTTTTGATATTACGTTATCTAAATTTCCATCATGAACTACCTTTTTCGTACCATCAGGTTGTTCTATTACTGACGAGCTGGTGGCAGCATTTAGAATAATATTATCTCTCTTTCTATCTACATTTTTATAATACCTTTTAAGAGTAGTTTGTTTATATGTAGATATAGCAGATGCCTGTTCCTTTGCTAACTCAGGTAATAACTGCCTGTTAATGTATTTCTGGACTTCTCTCGAATTAATATCAAGACCTTTAGCATTTAGATCTAGATAGAGTTTAGTAACGATATTTGTAATAGCTTTATCAGAAATGCTATTTGCTTGAGCTTCGGTCGCTGCGGAGTATATAAAATTTTCTTCAATGTTAGTATTGAAAGCAGAGGCACCATGCTTGTTATAGACCTCTTTTACACTCTCAAAGTCTATCTCTTCACCTGTTGGAAAATATTGAAGTTTTAAGAATTCAAGAGCCTGTTCATCTACTTCACCTGTTTTTTCATTAAATGCTAATTTTCTAAGCTCCGCATGTAACTCAGTCTCGGTTAATTCACTAAGATCTTCTAACTCACTTAGCTTAGCTTTTGCATCTTTACTTAATTTTCTAAATCTTTTTATAGTTTCTCGAGATTCCTTATCAGCATCACGAAGTTTTTTTAATTTAGCACCTTCACCAAGAAGCTGATCTAATTGAGTAAGTTTATTAAAATCAGCATCAGCCATTTTCTTCTCAATTTGACCTAAGTCTGCCAAGAACGTTTTTAGCTCATCTTGATTATCAGTAATACTTGCATTAGCTGCCTTTGATAAATCAGGCGTGACGTCTTCCCAGTTGGTATCACTAATATCGGGTATCTGATCCCGTGGTGTACCAATTATATTTGAATATGATGATGTCATACTAACTCCATGTCTACGTCAATTTGGTCGTAATCTACAGTTAAAAAGTTTATGTAGTTAACTGATGAGATGCCTACAGCCATCGGATTTTTCTTAACAACGTCCTGAGCCATAACTCCACGAAAGCGTCTATCAGCACCTTTGTAGCTAAACTCATATATCTTATAACCTTTAGGTGATATACCAACTTGTTTAATATTATCTTTTAACTTACGGTCAGAGGCATCTCCACCAAAGAACCAAGACAGTGGACCACCATCTGTTGAACCTAGTCCTCCCAAGCTATATATACTGCTTGCCATACTTAAAGCTGTTGTACCAATCTTTAAGGCACCGCCAAGTCTATTAGTTGGAGTTAGCATAGCTGGTGCTCCATACATAGCTGGTAAACCAAATCCTTCTCTTGCTGCTGCATTTGCAGCCATTAACTTACGTACGGCTCCAGTATTTGCATAAGCCATATTTCTTCCTAATATATTATCTACGACACTATCAACTTCAGATCTTTTCTGAAGTAAAGCTTGGTATTTTTTAAGACCAAACTTAACAGCACGTCCGCCTTCATTTACAGCTTTAGAAGCTAAGAAAGCTTTTGTAGCATCTTCTATAACACCTCTACCTTTACCTATATTTGTTAGAGCAGAAGCATAGAAATCACTAAGGGTCCTAGTAAATCCTAGTATACCTGTATTTAATGCTCGTTTAAAGGTAGTCTCTTTATTAGCATATTTGAGGTCTTCTTGCCAATGGTTGACCACCTTGGCTTCATCTGCTCGTCTGTCGGCCGCTCTTTGACCGGCATTAAGATCCATGCACACGGCAAAACTCTATAAATTGTACATTATTTGGTCCGTATTCAAACTTACGTAAGAATTTGAAACCTAGAAACTTGAGCAATTTTAAATGCACAGTGTTTCTACTATCAACTATATTCCAAAGGAGAGGCTCTTTACGGCTATCGACATACCGTTTGGCTTCTCTTGCGAATGTAATTGGATATCGGTTAATATTAGGAGTGCAAAGCATCCATATATCACCATCTTTTCCTACTCCGGCCATGCCAGCAGTCTTGCCGTCAGGCACTGTGAAATACACGTAGGAAGGGTTGTGAGTCATGAGAAGGGGTAGTTCGTTATGATCTATCCCATGACCTTCTTCGACCTCTCTGAGGTCATCTGGACGGAGGTTGGAGGCTACCTCCTTGGCAGCCTCAAATGTTAGTGGGTGTATATATTTAGCCACGTCTGTAATATTTGGGTGAGTAATTACCCTCCCAAGATACTGCACGTAGTGTAGCTGGGGCGGGATGTGATGATTTTAACGTAACATCTACGTTTGTATTCTTTTCGTATACTGGTACCGTTTGTATATACTCCTCTAAATAAGGTGATCTAGATGCGTTATAACCATCCATAACGGTTGACTCATATACTTCTGTATAATCTGTTTTACCTACACGTTCAAGTGTGGTTTCGTAAAGTCCTATCTTTCCAAAGTGAAGTTTTATTCTATGTAAAACTAACGAAGCATTTACATCTGATCGAGCACTCTCTCCTTCTTTTCTAGTGTAATAAAATGTAGGAAACTTAACTTCATAAGGATAGATATATCCTATAGTTAGTGTAACACCTTGCCAGTTTCCGGGTACAGTAAAACTTGTACCTGATACTGTGGCTTCAGCGTATCTACCTTGATCGTTAGTAGGAGCTGGAGTACCACCTTCATCAATTACTATTAGTTTGTGATTAGGAGTAGTGACTGAACTTAACCAACTAACACCAGAAAAAGTAGTCAGATTTGTAGCTGAGTTAAAGTTACCATTACTAACAGTAGTATAATTATCTATATGAAGTAAGAAATCAACACTGTCTATACTTGTAGAAGGATCATTTTCTGTTTGTACAAGTTTAATACACTGTAAAAACTTATCACTATCTAAGAAAAAGTATTCATCATTAATAATAAAATGATATAATAATGGGTTATTAAATTTCCACTTAAACCATGCAGCTTGCTGTCTTTGTTCAGAAACTTGAAAGTATTTATAACCATAAACAATATCCGAATCTGTCTTACCCATTAGAACAATAGAGTTCTCTCTTGAGTTAGTTAATAAATCAATATCTTTAGGTAATAAAGTAGGGACTACCTTACTTGCTTCAACAATATTAGGTTCACCTTCTCTTTGAGTATTAGCCATTTCATTAAATCGACTAAACTTACCAGAGTTATCTAAGTATGCTAAAGTTGTTCCTAGAGATATTGGAGGTATGGTTTCGTTATAATTAAAAGTTGAGACACTACGTAACTTAGCTGTATCAGGGTTTAAAACTGTATCATCTGATGATAGTAAAAACTGTTGGTTTGTACTGAATACTACTAGACCTGTATTAATTTCTATACCATCAAATAATTCAGATGGGAATATAGAAGCAGCTGATATATCTATAGGATCAGCAGCAGATACTGTAAGAGCTGACTCAGCAAAGAAATCAGGAGTACCGAATGTCCCCGGTCTAGATGTTATTACATTTTCTCCTGATAATAAAGCTAATCTGTTACGGAAAAATAAAACTTTATTAATACGTTGACCTACGAAACTTGGTAGAGGGTTAGTAATATCATCACCTACTTCTCGATCAGCATATGTAAATTGTTTTACAGTAAATGTAGTAGTAGCTGTACGTTGTATAACTAAAGGCATATTAGTTAAAGTTTTAGCTATACCCGGTTTAGCACATTCTATCCATGAACCAGTACCATCTCTATTATTTTCTCCCTCAAATTTTAAGTAGTAATCATCTTCCTCAGCCATTCTAGCATTAGCTATTTTGACTATATAACCATGTTTACATTGATTAGGTAAATTTTGTACGTCGTTTACAGAGCCTTGCATAACACGCATCAAATCTTCTTCAACAACTTCTATACTAAATGAGCTAGTACTGGAAAAATATATTCCCGGTCCTATAACTTTTGCACTAATACCACTAGGTAAGTTAGCTGTAATACCACCAAGAATGGTATCAGCAGTTACCGCTGTATCAGCGTCAAAAGGTGTAGGAGCTGGTCGTATTAAACCATCCCCATTAGAAGACACAGTAGCATTAACTTGTGTACTTTCTATCTCAGTTACAGTTATTTCTATATAAGATTGTCCATCAGAACTACTTGCTTCTGAAGCATGCTCTGGGTTAACTCGTACAACGTCTCCAACTTCCCAACCTTCACCACCATGTAGTAAGACACATTCTATATTATAACTACATCTGTAGTTTTGTCCATCTGGTCCATCACTTGAAGCACTATAGTTAGGGCTGACACCTTGTTGACCTAAAGCTGTTATACGAAATGTTAAGTTATCTCTACCTGTAGTTAAAGTTGTACCACTGCTGTTTTTAACATGTACTATATTACTTGAACTGGTATAACTACCAGCAGCTGTAGCAGCATAAACTTCTGTACCTATACCGGGACAATGTCCTGACCCGTCTCCTTCATCAAAGTCGTTCCCAGTAACTTTTATTTTAGTAGCTCGTTTAACAGTTGTAACAGTTGTACCATTGTTTATATTAATACCATATTGTCTACCATTTTCTGTACGTAGTAATTCTACATATCCAAAATGAGCATCTGGTCTAGCGTCTGTTACTCCTGTTGTTCCAATAAGAGTGTTAGCATTAGTAGAGTCACGATTAGTAAGAAAGGTTGTATCATTAATCGTAAGTGTTTGAATATTTTCCGGTGTACTTGTAGCTAAGTAATTTGTTATAGCTGTTTGACCACCAGTTCCGTAAGCTGTAGTCATTTGCACACCATCGCTACAACGCCAGACACGTATCTGACCATCAGCTGCAATTTGTCCTATGTATGATCCTTCTGTCTCATCACGAAAATAATGAAACCACGAACCACCACTCTGTACGTTAGCTAGAGGAGTTGTGCCAACTCTTTTAGCACCCGGTCTTTTAAATAAACCTTTGGTTATGTCTGGTATTGCATTTGTTATCTCTTGTACCTGACCGGGAAATTTTAGCTGGTCAGGCTGTTCTGACATTCCTAGTGAGTATTGAGGGATAGTTTGTGTAATTGTTGCCATTATCTTCTAAGGTTTCTCCAAGGTTGGTAAGTTTGATATGCAGTATCATCTTCAAATCCAAACATGCTATGATCTCCTTGATTACATTCATACTCCATAAGAGCTGCTCTAGCGAGTGCTTCTTGTTGAGCTAATAATCTAACAAGTTCTGGATTAGATACTAATTTTGTAGCAGCTACTCTAGAGGCTCTATAAACTATGTATCGTCTGAATATAATAGGTAAGTCTTCAAAATTATATAGTTTGACAACATCAAGATCTATGCTATCTACGTCTGCAAACTCATCAGTATGATCTATTTTGTCATATAAATAACCATTACGACGTACAAAGTCATAAGGTCTACGAGCTTGATTATCATGCAAATCCATAGATAATATATCATTACCTATTTCTATTTTATTCGTAACAGAATCAGGTGTGTATTTTATATGTTTCTCTGTGTTAAAATGCCACCCCTCTGCTTGCGTGTCTACGTTAGCATCACGGAGTAGATTATATATTAATGATACTTCTGGGTTATCAAAGTTTAGAGTGGTTAAAGGTGATTGTCCAATAGCCCCCAGTATATTATTTACTGCGGACAGTTCGGTGTCGATGTCAATAGTTGTGGAAGCCATAAGAAAAAGGGGAGCCGAAGCTCCCGTATAAAAAATAAAAATTAGAAAGCAGCAGGCTTAGTAGCTGTACCGGCGAATAATTCGACAGCAGCAGCAGGGTTAAGTGAATCTGCTCCCATTGCTAGGCGACCTAAGATTACGTCACCTTGGTATACAACTGAAATGTCTCCAGATGTTCCTTCTCATCCT